AAGATGGCAAAGTAATCCCTTCTCCCTTTGACTTACCGGTATTTAATAGACAAGTTGTGTACTTTAGAAACACCCTTGTATCGTAGAAAATAAATGTGCCATACTGGATACAAACACTCCATTGAAACTAAGGAAAAGATTTCAATTTCAATGAAAAAATTCAAGAACATTACCCAGATTTTGAATTTATCAGAGTAAGGATGTCTATGTAATGGGAAAAAAAAGGAATCGGCACTTTTATTATGATGAAAAGCAAGTTCAAGAAATGCTGAAAGAGTATCAAAGTACTATTAGAATTTCTAATGATAGATTAATTTACAAAGATGAAATACTAGAGAGAAAAATAGTAAATGAAGTAGAGAAAGTTGTGGATGCTATAATAATGAATTATAAGTATTACATCTTTGAGCCATACGAAGATTTAAAACAACATGCTTTGCTTGCTTGCTTCACGAACTTTTTAAAATTTAATAAAGAAAAAGGCAGTAGTTTTAATTATTTTAGTTTAATTAGTAAAATAAGTTTATTGAATTATACCACTAGAAAAAAGAAACACAGAAATCATCAAAACATAGATGAGCAAATAGGTTTGAAAAGTAAAAATGACTTTAACTTTTCTATGTTTATGGATAACCTGGAAGAATCGCTTTTTACTATTGTAGATGAAAATTTTGTAAGTGATAAGAGAAGTAAATATATAAAAATAGCATCTTTGTTGGTAGATTATTTAACTAAAACTAGAAAGTTTGTAAGTAAGTCTGACTTGTATAGTTGGTGTAGATCCTATGGGGTTAAAAACTCAGACGTTAGAGAGTTTGTTAAGGATATAGCTAAACACAATGATGTTTTATTTGAAGGAGTTTCATAATGTCTGATGAATTAGAAAATATTATAGACAAAATATCTGATAGCATAGTAAAAGTAGAACAAGTAGATGATAAAAAGTCTTTGGTTAAGGCAGAAAAAAAAGAGATAGATGTTACTGATACTTCTGAAATAGAAGAAGAGTTAATAAAACAAACAACAGATGATAGAAAGAAAGCCGATCAAATTTTTGAAATGTTTTATACGGATTTAGGATTGAGAACCGATAGAAGCCAAGCTTCAAAGGAAGCTTTAACCAAATCTTTGGAGTTAAAAATATCTGCAAGTAGAAACTTGATTGATCTTCTTAAAATAAAAAAAGAAGCTAGTAATAAGCTCGGAGTATTTGTTAACACTGTCTCGTCAAAAAAAGCTGGCATTGATATAAGAAATATCGAAAACGAAATCGAATAAGTCAAGTTAATATCGTGAACGATGCCGAGAAAGCTTTTTTACAAAGTATTACTAACAAAATAAAAAAATTTTCTATCCCTATAACTGTTAAAGAAGTAATTGCGCATAATTCTGGAAACTTCGTAGAAACTTTATATAGCAATAACAAGACAGAATTGGTTGATGCCGGAATTGAAAATTTCTTATGCTCTATTTCTCCCTATTATTTTATGGCAAGTTATGCTTTTATAGACTTTCCAGGAATTGGAATTATACCATTTAATCTATATTATTTTCAAATAGAGATACTAAAAGAAGTTGAATTTTTTAAAAAAATTATTTTCTTAAAAACCCGGCAATGTGGAATCTCAACTATTTTTGCATTATATTGTTTTTGGAAATGCAACTTTCATGAATCGGAATATATAGATATTGTCTCAACTAAATTGAATAAAGCTCAAGATTTTATGAGTAAAATTACTCCAACGCTTGAAAGACTTCCTTCGTTTCTTAAGGTTCCGTTAGTTAATAAAAGCCTTAAAAGACTTAAATGGGCTAATCACTCACAGATGTTATCTGAACCAGCTTCTGACAAAGCAGGTAGATCTGATGCTTTGTCTCTTCTAGTGTTAGACGAAGCAGCCCATTATCTTTCTGATCGTTTAACGAGAGGAATAGTTGGTGCTGCTTTACCAACCCTTGCAAGAACCGGGGGAAGTTTAATAGTTATATCAACTCCAAATGGTTTGGCTGGATCTGGAGCTTATTATGCAGAGCAAGTCAATCAGTTACGAGTTGCGGAAGAAAAAAATGAAAAATTAATTGAGATAGATTGGTGGGAAGTTCCTGATATAGAAGGCATTGAGCCAGCTAAAGGATATAATAAAGTATTAGAAAAATATATAAGACGTAATTATTACAACAGGCCATTGTTGAGAAAAGAGGCAAAAGATTTTTTTAGTTCTATAGCTGAGAAATGGAAAGAAAATGGATGGCTAAAAAAACAACATGATGACTTGAACGATATTCTTTATAAACAAGAAGTTTTGCACAGTTTCATTGTTTTTGGGAATCAAATTTTTTCTGATGATATATTTGTTAGAGTCAAAGATTCTATAAAAGAACCAATCGAAAAAGATAAACTGGGCAATATGGGATTCAAAGGTTTTTGGATATGGGAAAAACCTACTCCTAAAAAACGTTATATTATTGGCGTTGATGTTGGAACTGGGACTGGTCAAGACTCTTCTTCACTTGAAATTATAGAAGTAGAAAAATATGAACAGGTAGCTGAATTCAAAGGTTTTATATCAACTCCAGCTTTTGGAAGAGCAATAAAAAAAGTTGCCAAGTATTACAATGAAGCCTATGTGGTTATAGAAGCTAATGGAATTGGAGAAGCGATATTTAATGAAGTCTATTATCATGATGAAGACCCTTATAATAATGTGTATAAAAAGAAGAAAACGAAAAATAATGTAACTCGTATGACTGGATGGGAGACTACTAGCAAATCAAGACCTCTTGTTACCAATAATTTGATAGATTGGTTGACTGTTGATGAATTATGGGATGAACTTAAAATTTATTCTAGTAGGATTTATGATGAAATTATTACATGGATATGGAAGGGTAAAAAAGCAGACCACGCAGAAGGGGCCTCGGATGATATTTTAATGGCTCTTGCAATTGCTTTATACAATAGGGAAAAGGCTATTAGTTCAAGTGAGAGTTTTATTATAGACGAGAAGGGCAATCTATTAGAATATAAAGAAGAAGATGGAGAAAAAGAAGAGGAAAAAGAAGATGATTTTGACGTACTTTTTATGGATAGTGAAACAAAAGATGAATTTAAAGAAAAATATAATGTATCTCGTGATCAATACAAATGGTTGATTAGCTCAAATAAACAGTAAAGATAAGAATAGGCATAATGCATGAAATATCTAACACGAAAATATAAAAAAATGAGGAAAAGAATTACGAGAACTAGTGAGGGTGATGAAAATAGACTTGCTTATGGTTATAGAGATCCGTATAAAATTTCAGACGATACATTAGGAAGAAAATTAACTTTACTTTCTAGGGGCGGTGAGCTTGAACGAAGTCACAACAAAAAAGTTGGCAATGTAGTCAATAGAGATTTAAATAGATCACTAATTACCAACGATGTTTTAGCGAAATATATTAAAAGAATTAATGATTTACACTTGGCTAAAAAAAAGAAGAAAAGAATAGGAGGATAGTACTATTCTAGTAAACGGTAAAGAAATCATACATCAAGAAAAAGATGCAATTGCTATACAGAAAAAACTTAATGTAATAGATGCCCTTCATGATGATTTAAAATCAGAGATAGACCCTAGTGTTACAAGAGAAGCTGATGAACTTTCTTTTGGCTTTAAGCTATTTGATAAAGAAGACACTGAGTTTATGAACAGAAAGAATCGTTATGAGTACTTCAGAGAAATGGATGAAATGGAATTCGTCCATAGAGCATTAGAAATTGTTGCTGATGATGGAACTCAAGCAAATAAGGATGGTGATGTTCTTGAAATTTATTCTGATGATGAAAGTATAAAAGAGATTGCCAAAGACCTTCTTATCACCAGATTAGGAATAAATACTGAATTGTGGAATGTTGTTTATGAAACTGTTAAGATGGGTGATAACTTTTATGAGATAGCTGTAGATGATTATAAGAAACCAAAAACTATTGTTCGTTTAAGATATCTTGATCCAAGTAAAGTTCAAAGAATAGAAGAGAATGGTAAATTATCTCATTTTGAGTATAAATCAAAAATAATTGAAGTAAAAGATGCACAAAGCGCTAATATTCCTAGAACTCAGGAAGAAGAAATAGTTTATAAGCTATATCCTTGGCAAATAGTCCATTTTAAGATGGAAAATAAACAATTTAGTCCTTATGGTGGAAGTTTATTAAATGCTGGAATAAAAACATATAGAAGATTGTCTTTGTTAGAAGATGTTATGCTTGTATATAGACTCTCACGTGCGCCTGAGCGTAGAGTATTCTATATAGATGTTGGTAATCTTAATAAAATAGAAGCTAGAAGATTTCTTGAGAAAATAAAAAATCAATATAGAGCCGAATCTTTTATGGATGAAGATGGTAAAATATCTAAGAAGGCCCGTATACTTTCAGTAACTTCTGATATTTTTGTTCCGGTTAGAGAAGGAACTCAAGGTACAAAAATAGAAACTCTACGAGCAGGAGAAGCATTGCACAATACAGATGATTTAAAATATTTTAGAGATAAAATATTAAAAACTATGAATATTCCACCAGCTTATATGGGTGATAATACAGATCGAAGCAAGGGTTCACTTGCCCAGTTAGACATAAAATTTTCGAGATTT